CCGTCGATAATGAGCAGCAGGTCGCCCCCTGGTACGTCGGCGTTAATCTCGATGCGATAGTCGCCGTGCGGCGTGCTGCCTGCGATGATGCGTCCGCCGGTTTTGGTGGGTTTGATAATCATGGTGGGTTTGATAATCATGGTGTCACAATGCTGATGATTGCGGTCCCCGCGCCGCCGGTCGCCTTTCCCGTACTGGATGCATCGACGTGCCCGGAATTGCCGCACCCGAGGGTAATGCCGCCGCCGAGATTCCCCGGCGAGTTGGTCGCGGGATCACCAAATAGCGCGATCGTTTCAGGGTCCGGGGCGAGATGGTAAAACAGCCCCGCGTGCCCCGCGCGCGTTGTTGTGTCGTCAAGAGGCTCATAAAAAACAGCGCCCGCCCCAATCTGCACGTGATAGATGCCGTAAGGCTCATCGGCAAATACCTCGACGTTGATCGACGTGCGGCAATTATTGACGATGCCCGACGACGTGAACGATGCGCACCCCGCGACGCGGCTGAGCAACGCATCGACAATGACATTGCTCGTTAGCGTCGCACTGTAGATCGCGGTCGGCCTATCAAATTTGGTGCTGCATGTTACGAACGACAGCGCATAGGTGCCGTCAATCGCAAGCTCGATAATCTTGCCCCAAATCGATACGCCGCTGGGCACGGTGTACGGGCGACATGCGAACGGGCCTGCCGCGTCGAGGCCCGCGATGGTCAATTGGAGGTCGAACGGCTTGACGCATTCGCTGAACGTCGCCAGCCGCGCCGGGAACCCAATCGGCGACCGCTGCGAGAATCCAATCGGTGTTCTGCCGCGTTTGAAGATCATGCGTCAGGTTCCGGCCATGCCCACGCCATTCCGTCGATGTTGAGATGCATCCAGTCGCAGTCGGCGACACCTGTGCCGCCAGCTACACGCACGGCATAGACTTCCATGTCGACCGAATAGCCCAACGGCGAAACATAGACGATCTCATCAGTCTCGCTCGCCTTGCTCATGGTCACGGTGTTCGTGTCCGTCGTGGCGATCGTTGTGATGCCGGGGTAGTTGCTGCCTGTGCTGTGCCGCATCTTGGGCGGTTTCGCGATCTTGATTGCGTCGCCCGATACTGATGTGCCGTCGTACCGCTTCGCCTCAACGTAGTCATTCGCGAGCGCCGTCACCTTCATACGCTGCGGCAGAAACGTCGCTGTGATCGGCCACGATGCTGGGTCGATGCTGATGACGAGCGATTGCCCGGATCGCTGGATGCGAAGCCCCGGCCCGGTGCGAATCTCGATGACACCCTCGGTCGTTCGATTGTTCAGCCATGTCGCCGTGATGTCGTCGCCGCGATCAATGTCAGGGTATCGGCTCATGTGCCCACCACCCCCGCAAAGTCGGCCGCTGCGATGCGTTCGATTTTCTTGATGCCTGTACCGGCGACCAAGCTGGCGGGCGGCTGGCCCGTCGACTGGTCAATAAAGACAGCCGTTGTGTCGTTATCCCACGTCTCATCGTCGTAATCGAATTGCAGATCGAGTTGCCACAGCCAGGGCGTGACGCTGCTGTCAACGATGGTCGCGCGGGGAGGCTGCGCGAGCCATGTACGCGCGGCCTTGGCCAAGAACGTACTGCTGTTGACCTTGCCTGAAATTTGCTCGGCCATCGTGATGATTTGGTCACGGGTGCGCCTGCGGAAGATCGGACCGCGCGCCGAGATCATCTGCTTAGGGTACGTGATTCGCCCGGCCTGCGTCTCAGTCGTACCGGCCTTGCTGTTGCCGTTCGCGTAGGTCTGTGTCGCGTTGCTCGGCCAAGTGTGCGAGACCTCGATGGGCGTGGCACCATCCGCAAGGAAGGGCGTCTGCACATACTTGAGCGACCCGCTGATCTCGCCAGCCAGCCCCATCATCTCTTCTTCAAGTCCCGTACCGTTGAGTCGCAGAATATAGGTCACCGTGACCTTGGCCTGCCCCTGCGGCTCGCCCGCGAGGCTCATTTCCTCGTCTTCGTAGAACAATGGGTAACCGCTGATCGCGATGTACGCGCGGTTGATGGCGCTGGTGTTGTTGACCTGCTCTGCGTACGAAAGGCCGCTGGTGTTGGCTAGCCCGCTGAGCTTGTACACCCGCTTGACCATTTCGACGCGGCCACGCTTGCGGCGTGATGTGGCATCGTAAACTTCAATGGCGGTGATTGGCATGATTTACCCTGCTGTCGCGATGGTTTTCTGCTTGGTGTTGTCGCGGATCGCCTTGAGTGTTTCGAGCGATTCCTTGGCGACGCGGTCTTCTTCGGGCGGGCGGGCATTGACGTTCGTTCGGCTAAATGACGCCTGCGAAAACTCCTGCGCCCGCTGCCCCTGATTGCCGCCCCTCACTGCCGCCAGTTCAGTGTCGCGAAGTTTCGACGCGATGTCCACGCCAACTGCGTTGCCCTTGTCCTGTAGGTCTTTGATCTGTTCGGCGAACCGTTGACGGATGGACTCTTGGCGTGCCTCAACGTCGCGTCCTGCGTTGCGTAGCCGTGCCTGCGTGAGTTGCGATTGCAGCCGGTCGTTGGTGCTGAGTGTGGCGTCCGCCTCTTCCTTGAGTCGCTTCTTTTTGCGGTCGACTTCCTCGGCTTCGCGCGCGTCGATAAGTGCGCGTCGCGAGTCGTAATAGCCGTTGGTCTGTTTGAGCAGTTCGTCGTTGCCGTCGCGTTCAAGCTGTGCGATGGCTTCGCGCCGCTGCGACTCAAGTTGCAGCCGTTCAGCGTCGAATCCGCGACCGTCGAGTTGGGCGCGATTCGAGATAGTCGCGATGAAAAGCTGGTTGTCCTGTCGCTCTGCGTTTCGCCGTGCCTGCCTCGCCTCTGCCTGCGCAGCGTCACGCTTCGCTGTCGCCTCTCGCTCTGCCATGATGAGCGCATCTTGCGCGAGTTGGTTCAACGCTCGCTGCGTTTCGACGCGGGTCAGTTCGATGGCTACCAGCCGTTGCTGGCTGATCTGTTTCGCTTTGGCGATTTCCGCCTCGGTCGCCTCTTGCTCGCGAAGTGCGGCCACTACCTGTTTCGTTGCTTCGTTGTTCGCCGCGCGTTGATCGTCAAAGAATCGCATCGCTGCGGCGTAGCGTTGACGTTCGGCCTCGCGCACGCGTTCAACGCCTTCGAGTCCGATCATTGCCGCGTCGTCGCTCGCGGCCTGCCTGCGGTCGTTGGTCGCACGGTCTGTCTGTTGCCCTGATGGTGATAGTGATTTCTGGACGGCGATGAGCTTGTTCATCTCGACCAGGCTTTCGTTGATCGCGTCGATGTCGCCCTTGATGTCGACCGCGCCCAAAGTGAACAGCTTGACCAGCCCGTTGACCGACCGGCCAAGAATGCCGACCTTTAGCTGGCCGTCCTCCATGCTGGCTGTGAGCCGCGTCCATGCCGCCTGCTGCTGCGTTGATGTTGCGCCCAGTGCCGTGCCGAACATCTGCCACACTTGCGACGACAGTCGGCCGATGATGGGAATGCGGCTCAGGCTTTCGGCGAGTTTGTCGGCTTGGCGATCAGTCCCGTCAAGGCCGCGAATCGCGCCGATGAGCGTCTCGACGCCTTGTTCTGCCTCGGACAGCTTTTCGACCAGCATCCCGATGGCGAGCACGCCCAACGTAACGCCGCCGACCGCGACAACCGACATGGCTGTTGCGATTGCAGCCGCGATGGTAGGGATGCGAACAAAAAGCCCCAGCAATAGACCAGCAGCCTTGCCGAGTAGCCCGAACTTGATCGTTACGTATTCTGCTGCGTGCCCAAGCGTGAAAAATCCGTCGCCGCCCTGCTGTGCAGCCTGTGCGCCGCTTGCGATTTGCTGATTGGCCTGCTGCTGCGACTGCGCAACGCGATCGGTCTGCGAGGCCACCATCTGCTCGGCGCGGTCAAGATCGCCCTGCAACGTGGCGAGATTCGCCCTGATGATGACTTCAGCTTCGCCGAATACTTCAGCCATTGCGTTTTCGTCTCTTCACGCGGGACAGTCCCGCCGCAAACTGTGAATCTTGATCGCCCGATTCCATCGCGAGTTGCTCGTGCAGCATGATTAGCGTCATGTCCCACTGTGCTGGCGTCATCGCCCACGGGTCGCCCATGCCCGGACACCCGCGAGAAATCCCGACCGCTTCCTCTGCGTAGTCGCGGCCGTCCGCGTAGGGTCCGCGCACTTCTTACCCTCGGATGGCGCGTCCGGGCTGGCGTCGCCATGCGTCAGGCTTTCGGCTGTCACGTATGCCGCGATCTGTGCCTGTGCGACGAATGACCCCCACTCGCCGCCATCGGTTGACACTTCGGCAATGCGCGCATCAAGATCGGCGGGCGCGTAGCCAACAGCCAACGACGCGACTGCGATGATTGCTGGCGCTCCGTCGACTGTCCCCGCCCATCGGTTGATGTCAAACGGAGAGACGAACGTCTTGGACTCGCCGGGCATGCGCTCGATGAGTACGCCAAAATCACGGCGAGACAGCCTGCGAAGCGATCGCCGCTGCCCGCCGATGTCCACGTTGAGGATTGCGCCCGATGCTCGCGAGGTGTTCATCATGCCGTCACGTCCCATGCCTGCGATACAGGACCGTCAAACTCAAACCGGAAGGTGCCGGTCATTTTGTCCGTGGCGCTGCGGTTCAGGTCGATGACCGTAATGTTGGCCGTGCCTGTGTAGGTGCAGCCGGTTTCTGCGGTCAGCGTCAGGCTGACGCCCTCGAATGAAGCCGTGTCAATGACGCCGCCTGTCAATGTAGGCGCGGGTGCGGTGCCAGCCGCGTTGTACTGAATGACGCCGCTGAATTGGCCGCTGCCGCCATATGCGACGTTCTTTTTCGACTTCCACGGGGTCGTGAACGTGCGGTAGCCGACCGTTTCCTCCGCGCCGATTGATGCCGTCCATGCGTCAAGGTTGACGCCGAACCCAGTCGCCGTCACCGCGCCAGTGATCCCGCTAACAATGTCAGTTGCCATCTTCGTTTTCCTCTCGCTGATGTGTCTCTTGGATGTCCACAGGCCACAGGCCGGTGATGTTTCTGGTGATTGCGCCGTCGTCCGGATGGGTTTTCGGCGTCTCGATCCACGCGACCGGCGACGGCAACGCACGGATCTGCGCGCACAAGTCATTGACCGCCAGCGATTCGCTCGCGTTGGTGGCGATCATGTCGGGTGAATGCGGGGTGGTCGCTTGCCACGTCTCGCCGTCGATGCGCGTCTGGATGATGGTGTTCACGATGCACTCCCAAAAAGTCTGTAACGGCTGGTCACGCGGTAATAGCCCGCCTCTTTCAGCGGATTGCCGCGTTCGGAACATTGGCACTCAACAGCCGCGAAGCCCGTAACGGTCAGGCGGGCGCGGTCGATGGCACGTCGCACCAGCCCGTCGATGTTCCACGCGGCCACGGCGTCGGCACGGTCGGCGTAGGCGTCGATCTGAATGTGGGCGGTCGTGTTGTTGCCGTCCGCCAGCCGGTTGTCGGGCGAGTCGGTAATGAGCGCAATACGGATGAACGGCATCACTTGGTCTGCGGGTGCCTGGTCTGCGTAGATGCGATTGCCAACCAGTGACGCCGCCGTGGGTGATGGCGAGTCGGCGAGCAATGCGGCTTCGATGCCGTCGTAATAAGCGTGCGAGTTAAGCGCCATCGCCAGCCCCCTTGGCGGCGAACGCCTTGAGCACCAGCGGGCGGGCCTCGATCAGCGACGGGAACAGCAGCGGGCGCGGTGCCATGCGTGCCGTGCCATGCTCTAGCCACATGATGGTGTAGTTGTTGTTGTCGGCGCTCGCGCCCATTGCAGCCTCGATCTTTCGGTCGTCGATGCGCGGGCCGTAGGCGGTCAGCGAATCCGACAGCGTGCCCCGCTGATTAACGGGCGACTCGCCGTCTGCGGAACTGCGCCGCGGCTCGCCGCTGTATGACTCGCCCGATCCACCTGCATCCATGCGGGCGCGGGCGGTGTCGCGTACAGCCTCGGCGGCTCTGACGGCACGCCGTCCGATTTCCACGCGCAGCCCCGCATTGAATTTGTCATTGCGTTTGAAGGTCATGCCTGCACCTCAAGCAGTACAGTCCCGGCGTTGTGTCGCACGATGCGAAGGACGTTCCGCCACCGTGCGGTCGCGCCCATCGGGAACGATGTTTCGATCTGCGATGCGTCGGCCACCACTTCGGACGGCAGCACGCCAAGCGTGGCGTGATTGCGAAACAGGACGTGCAGGACAGGCGACTGACGCCCGCTGAACGGCGTGTCGCCGTCGTCGCTGATCGGCATGCGGTTCACGACAGCGGTAACCGTGCGCGTGTCGATCAGCGACGACAGGCGGAAGCCCACCGACTCGCCAAAGTCGCCCACGAAGATGCCGCTATCAGCCGCTAGATCAAGCGTCACGATGTCGCCTCCGCATAAGTGGGACGGGCAACGTGATTGATTGCTGCCTGGCGGTTCGCGTCGGACGGATCAAGGCCAAGCCCGTCCGCGATCCGCGAGATGGCGAGTGCGGGATTCTTGACCAGTGATTCGTACCGAACGCGCACGTGTTCGCGGGTCGCAAGGAAACTCTCGCGAGCTTCGTACAGGCGATGCGTCATGCCGTGCGAGCCGTCGCCGTACCATCGGCGGGCGGAATCCACAACAGATTTCAAGTCGCGATCCACCGCGACGAACTGCGTATCTGCGCCCCACGCCTCCACGATTTCGTGGCCCATGTAGCACAGCGACGGAAACTTCGCGCCCATCGGCGAGTGATCGCATCCCGTATACGGGATCGCCAGCGTGTCGCGGCTGTTCGTCACCTGCGGTGATGTGCTGATGCGGTCGGCAAGGTACTGATACAGCAGTTGAACGCGACCGCCAAACCCGCGAAGGGCGTGCATCTCGCGTTCGGTGTAGCACTGAAGGCATGTACGGCGCAGCGGCCAGTCCTCATAGGCGACGTACCGGGGCGACTCTGCCCCTGGTACGACTTTGAGTTCGTGCCCCATGCACACGCCAAGGTGATGCAGGACGCCCGCAACAGCCGACGAACCGCCGCGATATAGGCCCATGACCACAATCACGCCGTCACCGCCTTTCGTTGATTGATGGCGTAGATCGCCCTCGCGATTTCAATGTCTTGCTGCGTGTCGATGTCGATGTCGTAAGGCTGGTTGATCTCAAACGGTCGCGGGTTGCCGCCGTAGAAATAAGCATTCGCCAGCATCTGCGCGTGCGGCTGAATGAAGATCGCGCCGTTCTGATACAGGCGGACCGGAAGTTCGGACGCGAACGGGTGACGCTCGCCCCACGGATCAAAGTTGACGGGCTGGTATTCGCCGTCGACCACGCCCCACGCATGACGCTGTACGCGGGTCACGCTGCAAAGCGAGTCCCACTTCCCCGCGAGATACGTTTCGATGGCATCGCTGTACATGCTGGCGTCAACCAGCGGATTTGTGCAGTGCGCCCACACGACGACATCGCAATCGACCATCGCGGACAGGTTGCGGATCATGTCGTTGGCGGAGCATTGGCTTTCGTCGCAGTGGTAGGCGTCGCGCTCGCGAACGTCAGCGCCATGATCGGCGGCCTCTGCAAGAATCTCGCGCGAGTCCGAACCGACCACCACTTCGTCAATCAGCGAACACGTAAGCAACTGGGCGACCTTGTGCCCGATTAGTGTCGAGTCGCCGAACGCCTGCATGTTCTTGCCCGGCAGTCGCGTGCTTACGCCCTTGGCGGGGATGATGGCGGTGATTCGCATGGGTCAATCTCTGGTTGATGCTCGATGATTTCAACGCCGCGAGATGCGGCCCAATCTCTCGTGATCCGCCAGCAATGCGGCACGGAATTGCTCGCCCGTTTCCAAGTGTCTTCGCGCTTCGCGAGCGTGTGTCCCGAAACGTCGACGATGCCCCGGCAGTCGTGGCCGTAGACATCGACTCGCGATGCGCCCTGTTCGACCGCCAATGCCAGCGCGGCAGTCACGCTCCAATTGCTCCACTCATTCGGCGGGGTCACGCTGTCGCGAACCTTGTCCCACCCCACGACGCGATGCCTTGCGAAGCGATCGCGAATGGCGCTCGTCTGCCGATACCAGCTACAGTCCGGCTGCATGACGAACAGCACAGGCAGGCCGACCGCCTCGACGCGATGAAACGTCTGGCCGTCTCCGCAGGACCACCAGTCACAGACGAACACGCTGACTGCCGAATT